CCCAGAGCTTCAATTTTCTTATGATGCTTGTTGATGATTGGAGGCACAGTTTCGTTCCAGTTTGGCTTTGGCTTCTTGCGCATGGCCTGCTGGATTTCCTCGGTGCAGCGGCGGCAGGCGGCGCGGATGGCGTTTTCATTTGCTGGTGTCATAACCCCTCCATATAGGCCCGGATAAATTCAGCCGCTGCCTGTGCGTTTATGGCATTGCCGTAGCCTTTGAGTCGGCCGACGCGGTTGCTGCTTGCCACTCTTGCCACCCCGGACTCGACTCGTCCCATGCGTGCGGCAGTCCCATCAACCAGCGGGAATGTGCCGGGTTCAACTGGACGCCATTTGCCATCTCGACAAAACACCCAGTCCGCATCTCGCCAAAAACCGTTAACCTCAAGGGCCCGCATATGCCCGCAAAATCCTGAAGTCTCTGCTGAGCTTTGCTTCCGTCCGGTCGCCACATACTCATTGCGCGATCTACTGAGGGGCTGCGATCGTTGTTTGAGGCGGTCGGCGTTGGCCACCCCGTCATGAATGCCTGTCGAGGTAGTTGATCCAGTCTGTCCTTCCCATCCCTCTGCGCAGTCATCCCCATCGAGTCCTTCCAGTCGCGCGACGTTGGTGTTACCCACCCAGACATCATCGCCGCCGTTTGAATATTCATCCCACCCTGGCGTCCTGCTGTACCCGCGCCGGTCACTGATGAGGCAGTTGGCGTTGGCCACCCAGTAGGCCCGCTCTCTGATATGCGGCGCACCGATGCCCGCTGCCGCAAACGGCACAAGCCCGAAGGCGTATTCCATTCCTTCCAGGTCAGCTTGTACAAGGTCGAACCATGTGTTTGCGTTACCGCTTGCAACCTGTTCGCCAAAGACATGCTGAGGTCTGCGCTCGCTGATGAGGTGGAAGAAGTGGGGCCAAAGGTGCCGCTCGTCAGCAAACCCATCTCCTTTGCCTGCCGCGCTGAAAGGCTGGCACGGACAGGAGCCGGTCCAGACTGGCTTATCGTCAGGCCATCCGGCGAGGCGCAGGGAATGAGACCAGACGCCAATTCCGGCGAAGAAGTGGCACTGCGTGAATCCTCGCAGATCATCAGGTGTGACATCTTCAATACTCCTTTCATCAACTTCGCCAGGGGCGATATGACCGCCGGCGATCAGGTTACGCAGCCATTGCGCAGCGAACGGGTCGATTTCGTTGTAATAAGCTGCTGGCGTCATGCGGCCTCCGTCTTCACAACGTCGATGGCACAGCCTGGGATCAGATCAACGGAAGCGGTGGCGCACTGATTTCCCCAGTGATGCCAGCCTGGCGCCGCGCTGCGGCTAAATAGTTCAATGCGTGGCACATCGCCGTAAAGCAGCTCCAGCCGGTGGCGAACTTCCCACGGCTTTTCGCTGTGTGCGCCGAGCGGGCTGTATACCACCTGCTTAATCCCGGCATGCTTTCGCTCCAGCCCGGCGCCACGGGTGGCAATCAAAAGGTCTTCGGTATTTGCACGGGTGTGGTTGCCGCCGTTCATGCGCGTCTCGGCGTTAAGCAGATCGAGGAAGTCGTAAAAGTCGGTGATTTCACCCTCGGCCAGCGCCTTGTTGATGCGCAATTCCGCGTTCTGATTCAGCTTCACCCAGGTAAAGCCCTTCATCGTGCGCACGGTAAAGCCCCAGGCTTCGGCCAGCTCTATCGCCTCCTGGTTATGCGTGCCGGTGTACCACATCGCCAGCACCGCGTTTTCGGCGGCCAGTTCCCACACTGGAAGGCGCTTGATATCGATTAGTTTCATGGTGGAGTAGTGGTCGGCGGCGGCCCCGTTACTGATGGTGTTGCAGTAAGACCAGGGCGGATCAGCGTATATAAGAGAGTATTTTCCTGTCATTTCGCGCCGCCTTTCACAAAAATAACCCAGTGGGTTTTGTCGGCTTTTCCTGTTCGTTGCCATATGGCCGGCTTCTTGTCAGTCAGCGCCAGAATATTGCTTACCGGGATCTGCGTTTCGTTCCATTTGAAGATGAGCACGCCGTGTGGCCACAACACCCGAAATGCTTCTGCGAAGCCGGCACGCAGATCATCGCGCCACGTTTCTTTGTTCAGCCGGCCGTACTTTTTCCCCATCCACGCGTTATCTCCGACGCGCTCAAGGTGTGGCGGATCGAACACGACTACAGGGAAAGTGTTGTCGGCAAAGGGAAGGGCACGGAAATCAGCTATAAGGTCCGGGCTTATGATTAACTGGCGGCCGTCGCAAAGTTCATGCTGCTCGGCGCGGATATCACTGAAAACAGCGCGACCATCCTGCTTATCGAACCAGAACATGCGAGAACCGCAGCACATGTCCAAGATTGTTGAATCTGTCATGCCGCCTCCTGCCTTTCCCGATATTCCTCAGCGAGACGCTGCGCCTTTAATGGATTGCTGACCACTTCACCCCATGGCATTAGCCAGCCGTTACCTATGTAGGGAAGGCACAGTGTGCCAACCCTGATGTCGTCGTGAGCGTGAGTCATTAGTCACTCCTTGAAGCGCCGCCGAGGCCCTTGCGATTGTCGTTGAGGTATGGGTCAGCTGGCGTGTAATTCGATGGGGCAGGGGGTGAATCGTCGTTGGCTCTTTCTTGCTGGATGATTTGGTAAAGCTCTTTGCGATCGGCTCGCTCAGAGGGTGAGAGTTTCCGGTCAGGGATTGGCCGGAGAAGATATTTTCGATACTCTGGGGTAAATTTGTTCATTGGTTTCTCCTGACCGGGAGATGCTTCAAAAGGGTATGTCGTCGTCGAAGTCCATTGGCGGTTCGTTAGATTGGGCGGGTGCCGACTGCTGCTGTGCGCGAGGCCGTGCGCCGCCGCTGAACTGATTTCCGCCTTGCGCCGGGCTGCCACCTGCTGGTGCTGCGCCACCGCCCTGGCGGCCACCAAGCATCTGCATTGTGCCGCCGACGTTTACAACTACTTCTGTGGTGTACTTCTCCACGCCAGCCTGATCTGTCCATTTGCGGGTGCGCAGTTGACCCTCGATATAGACCTGAGAGCCCTTGCGCAGGTATTCCCCTGCCACCTCAGCCAGCTTTCCGAACAGAACGACGCGGTGCCATTCCGTTTGCTCTTTGAGCTCGCCGGTGGCTTTATCTCGCCATGACTCCGATGTCGCCAGCGTCAGGCTGCACACTGCTCCGCCCGACGGAAGATAACGAACCTCGGGGTCTTGACCGAGGTTACCTACGAGGATCACTTTATTTACGCCTTTGCTAGCCATTTACGCCGCCTGTTTAAGTTCTTTGAGTCGAATGCCAGTAACGTCTTTGCATTTGGCCTGGTGCTCAGCAAATCCGCTCAGTAATTTCCAGGTATCTTCATAGCGATGCTTAAGCCGCTCGCTATCATTTTCTGAGCCCGCGTATGCAGAGAATTCGGAGAGGATTTTGTCCGCATCCACTGGCTGCGGCGCCTGATCTCGCTTCTTGTGACCATCATGCGGTTGTTGGTCCTGCTCGATTGGTGTTCCTGATGGCAATGCCCATCCCGGTAGAGCAGGCGCCTTCCAATAGAAAACGCCAACCTCTTTTGATTTGGCGTACTGGAACCCGGGCGAGCGCGTAGCTGAAACCACTGCGAAGCCTTCTTCCAGGTTGTAGAGGTAACGACCAATCCCCCATTGCACAGCGGCGCGTTTCATGGCGCCAGAGCGACCACCTTTCACAGCTTCAACCTGTGTGTTTTCTGCGGCGTCCCACTTGGTGATCCACTCGCCTTCAACTTTGATGGAAATACCGCACTCAACGCCGCCATTGTTCGGAATATCGCGGTATTCGTTACGCCAGCCAGCTTTGCCGCATACTTCATCCAGCCGCTTCATAATTGCCCGATTGGTGACGTAGGCCAGCACCTTGGCCCAGATTCCGTTATTGTTTTTTCCCGCCTGCTGAATGCGCCACTCAATATCCTCACTTGCAAATGGCGCATCTAAATCATCAAGGTTCATGTGTAATTCCCCGCAAACTCATCCCAGCTAATGACCGGGTTCTGCCGCTCGGCGGCCAGGTTAACTGGCTCGTCATCACCCTCCGGCTTTTCCGGCAGCACGTCGCGCATAAGGCGAAGGAATGACTCTTCATCCCACCGCTCTGCTGCCGTCATGCTGCACGCTCCTGATGGGTGATGACGTAACCCTGTTCAGCCAGCCACTCAATGACTTCTGCGCCGTCGAGCTGGGGTAGTACGTCACGGGTTTTAACGGTACCGGCCAGCACAACGCCTTCCATCTCAACTTTGATGGTGTTGTGGGGGCCGACAGATGTGCGCATGTCCACGCACTCGCATGTGATATTCATGAATCACCTCAATATTTGATGTGCGCGTCCTGCACTTTGCCGCCAGCAATCGCCAGCAGTGCTTTCTGCGCGAATTCTTCAGGGATGCCCTGATTAATCAGGTCGGCGATGACGCGACGATTGACAGTGCGGCGGTGCTCCTTGTCTGCGGCGCGGCGCGCTTCTTCTTCAGCTTTGCGCTGCTCTTCGGCCAGACGAGCGGCTTCTGCCTCTTCCTGGCGGCGGCGCTCTGCAGCAACGGCTTCTTCTTTTTCGCGTGTTGCACGCTGCTCCGCTTCGACGCGCTGTCGTTCAGCCAACTCTGCACGGCGTGCTGCGGCTTCAATCTCCGCTTTGTGCTTCGCTTCGGCATCGCGGCGGCCTTGCTCTGCCGCTTCCTGCTTCAGTCGTTCGTCACGTTCACGCTGAGCCTGTTCCGCCTGGCGGCGCTGCTCTTCGAGGTCACGGTCAAACTTGTCATTCATCAGCAGAGCCATTTCGTGGTCTGCTTCGATCTGCGCGGCGCGCTGGCGGTCGAACTCTTCGTTCAACACCAGCGCTTCGGCGTGAAGCGTGTTCATGGCTTCTTCAGCCTTGATGCGTTCCTGCTCTGCTTCCCATTCTGTTAGTGGGCGGCGGGTCGCATCGCGCAACTCGTCACAGGCATCAACGAAACGCTTAATTTCGGCCTCAGCAGGACGCACAGCCTCTTTCAG